AAAGGAAACATCATGACTTGGTTAATTGCATACATCACAGCCCACGCAATTCAAATTGCGGCTATTGGCACAACCTTTTATGCAGTTGAACAGGTTGAAGGTGTTGTCATCAACGCCGAGCAAATCTACAAAGGCGCAAAATGACAGCACCCGCGATGACCTATGACAGCCTCGTGCAGGATGTCATCAACTACGCAGAGCGAAATGATGCGGGCTTTCTTGCGCAGATCCCACGCCTCATCATGATGACGGAGCAGGGCATCGCGTCGCAGATCAAGACCTTGATGCAGCTCAACGTGGTCAACACCACGTTGTCTCCCGACAACCCCGTCCTTGACAAACCAGCCCGCTGGCGCAAGACCGTGTCCATGAAGGTCAACGGCGTGCCGGTTATCAACCGCACCATGGACTACGTGACCCAGTACCAGTCTGAGTCGGCGCCCGGCCAGCCACTGTACTACGGTGACTACGACTACAACCACTGGGCCTTGGCACCAATTCCCGACCAAGCCTACCCGCTGCAGATCATCTACTTTGACCGCGTCCAACCCCTGGACGAGACCAACCAAGAGAACTTGCTGACCCGTGAGGCTCCGCAGGCGCTCCTGTATGGCACACTGCTCCAAGCCCAAGGGTACTTGAAGAGCGTGGACAAGATAGGCGTATGGAAACAATACTACGATGACGCCATCATGGCGCTCAAGGGTGAAGATCAAAAACGCATGGTCGACCGCAACACTGTCCGTCAGGAACCTTAAATGACAACTTACACCTCCCAATTCACCGGCGCGATCGTGCAACCGACGGACGTTAGCTTTGCCGCGGTAAATTTCAGCGCCCCCGTAGTGATGTACTGGCCAGCCTACGTTAACGCAGGCCAACAAGTTGTTGCGCGCGTGATGGAGTTCACGGCCACAACCGCCGGGCTGACCGTCTCCCTGCCCGACGCAACACAAGCCTCAGTGGGCCAAGACATTCTGATCCGCAACACTGGCTCGATCGCGTTCACCGTGAACCGGTTTGGCACAACCAGTGGCTCATTCAGTGTGGCCCCCGGCCAGGCGTTTTACACCTACATCACCAACAACCTGACCCAAGCCGGCACGTGGGCCCTCTTGCAGTTTGGCACCGGCACCTCGTCGGCCGACGCAGCCACCCTGGCAGGCAACTCCACGTCAGCCATCCTCGGCCACTTGGAGGCAGCCCTCGCGGCGAACGAGTACGCCAACCCACCCACCATCAACGAGGCCTCGCGAGGCACCTGCATGGTGTGGACTGGCGGCGTGGGCACGTGGGTGCTCCCCGCGGTCAGCAACCTGGGCAACGGCTGGTTTATCTTGGTGCGAAACAACGGCACTGGCGCGTTGACAATCAACACCTCCTCGGGCTCGTCGACCATCGACGGCTTGGTCAACATCACCTTGCCACTGGGTGACTCGTGCTTTATCTGTGTGAACCGCGACCCGGGGAAGCAAGACTTTTTCACCGTCGGCCGCGCACGACCAAACAGCCTGACCTTCACGTCGGCCACCTATGACGTTGACAATGTCTCGGGCAACGCCCTGAGCCTCATCAGCAACACGCCCATCATCCAGCGCTACATCGCACTGGCGGGCAGCCGCACGCAGTCACTGGTGGTGACCCTGCCGGCCGTGACCCAGGTGTACTACTTGCTCAATGACACCGGCCAAAACGGCTACGCCGTCGAGTTCCAGGTGCAAGGCAGCTCACAGACACCGTTCTTCTTGTACAACGCCACGCAGGCCATCGTGCTCAGTGACGGCACGAACATCTACCCACTGATCCAAGCAAACATTGGTCAGCTGGTGGTTAACCGTGGCACGGCCGCGTCCCCCGCGTTCACGTTCACCCTGGACCCTGTGACCGGCATCTACTCACCCAACAACTCACAGCTGGGTTTTAGCGTGGCTGGTGTGAACATCATGACACTTGACGGCACTGGCGGCGTGGGCAACTTCGTCACCACCATTGTGGGTCAGCTTAACGCGGGCCTGATCTCTGGAGGCACGTACTGATGGCCAGCCAGAACCAACAGAGCCAAGACACAGGGCCGTCAAAAATCTTTACCTTGGCGGTAAAGCCCGGGATCAAACGCGACGGCACGCAGTTCGAGGGCGACGAGTACTCTGACGGCCGCTGGGTGCGCTTTCAGCGCAACAAGGCAAAGAAAATGAACGGCTACCGCCAGATGTTTGCCACCCCAACTGGCATCGCGCGCGGCATCATCACCAACCCACAAAACGGCGTGAACTACGTCTACACCGGCAACGCCCAAGGCGTCGAGGTGTTCAACACTGGTACGGACCAGGGTGTTGGCGTGGGCCCGTTCTCCGTCGAGTTCAACACCACCTACGTGGTGACAACAGCGATCAGCGGCACCACGCTCACGCTCTTTGGCAACCAGACCGCGGTGTTCCCCACTGGCACGGTGTTTTGGGCGTACAACACATCCAACGTGCGCACGAGCTACACCACCACGGGCGCGCCGTCATACAACTCAGGCACCAACCGCACCACCATCGTCGTGACAAGTGCGACGGGGCTGCCCACCACCGCCAACTTTGAGATTTACCTGCCCCTCGGTCTTGCGGCCAGTGACCAGTACCTGTGGCAGTTTGACGTGGCCTATGACTCGTCGGGCGGCGGCGCATCCAAGTTGCTGGCGCACCCGGGCCACAACCTGGGCAACATCGACTCTGGCGTGTTGACCTCCCTCTACGCAGGCAACTTCCTCCCCGACCCAACCACTGGCAACTACGTGCTCACTCAGGTGATGGACTCTGGTGGCCAGTACCCAACGTACAAACCGATCAACGTGTCGGGTGGCGTTGTGGTGATGCACCCGTTCATTTTTGTTTACAGCAACTTTGGCTTTTTGGGCAACAACAACGTAAACTTTAACTCTGCCACGGCCACGGTGCAGACGTTTAATGACTGGAACGGCACGCTGGCCAACCAGGTCAACATGGCCGCTGGCAAGATCGTGCGCGGCATGCCCGTGCGCGGCGGCACAAACTCACCCTCTGGCATCTTCTGGGCCACAGACTCGGTGATCCGCGCCAGCTTCACCTCAACAGCACCCTACTACTGGCGCTACGACATTGTCGCCAACGGCACCTCGATCATGTCATCGAACTCCGTCGTCGACATGGACGGCGTCTTCTACTGGATGGGCGTGGACCGGTTCTACCTGTACAACGGCACGGTCAAGGTCCTGCCAAACGACCACAACGTCAACTACCTGTTTGACAACCTCAACTACAACCAGCGCCAAAAGGTGTGGGCCACCAAGGTCCCTCGGTTCAATGAGATCTGGTTCTTCTACCCCCGTGGCACGGCCACAGAGTGCAACGACGCCGTCATCTTCAACACCAAGGACCAGGTCTGGTACGACGCCGGCATGGCCGAGGGCGCGCGCCGGTCTTGTGGCTACATGACCGAGGTGTTCCCGTACCCTGTGTGGTGCGGCTGGGAGTTTGACGGCGACTTTGGTTTGACGTTCCCGATTGTGTATGGGCCCAACCACGCCACGTCGCCGGTCACAACGGCCTACCAGATAGTCTTGGCGGGCGACCAGACAACCAACCCGGCCGGTTCGTTCATGACGTTCAACAACGACGTCACCACGATCAACCAGATCACGGGGGCCACGTACACACGCAACTCAACCGGTGGGTACACGGTGATGACGTTCAATAACGCGCTCACCGGCGTCGTGGCCGGAGGCACTGTCACCCAGACACTCGGCGGCTACCCAATTTGGCAACACGAGCTTGGCAAGAACAAGATCACCAACACGCAAGAGCTGGCCATTGAGTCCTACGCCGAGACCTGCGACATCTCCTTTGTGGGCGGAACGCCGGCCGAGGACGTGACCATCACGGCCAACCGCCGCATGCACATCACCCGCATCGAGCCAGACTTCCGCCAGGTTGGTGACATGGAGCTCTTGGTGGCCGGTCGGCCATTCGCCCAAGGACCCATTGAGTCACAGGGTCCGTTTGTGTTCAAGGACACGGACGGCAAGATTGACTTGCGTGTGGAGCACCGATTGATGAGCTTGATCTTCTCCAGCAACGTGATTGATGGGGACTATGAGGCGGGTCGTATTATGATCACCGCCGAGCCCGGAGATGAGAGACCCTGATGCAGTTAGACTTCATACCCGACTACGCGACATGGGATGAGTACAACGGCAACTTCATCCACTACTTTGCGGAGCAGCAGTTCCCTGTGGTGGTTGAAGACGACTGGATGCACTTTGCCTACGCGGTGGTGCGCAACAATACTTTCGACAAATACAACCCCCCTTTGCCAGACGACTACGAAGAGTGGCAGGACTGGGCCAAGGCGTTTACCGTGAGCATCAACGGGGCGTAAACAAGTGTCAGAATGGGTAGTTCCCTATAGGGAGAAACTTTATAATTCCTAAAGAAGTAAAACATGGCTAATGCTGCAAATAACAACGACCCGTTCTACGCCAACTTAGATCTTTCTAAGTTAGGATTTTCGCCGAGCCTTGATTTAACTCCAAAATACGAAACATACACTGACGCCGAAGGTGAA